CGGTAACTTCCACTCCTGGTGACTTCAACGCAGAGGACATCGTAACTTCTAGTTCATCATCTGATGAAGATGATGATGCACTGTCATACTTCGCCAAACTCGCTGAAGACTGATTACAATTAAATAATGACTTGACCGCAGACTAACCTCTGCGGTTTTTTATTAGGTAATTAATCTTGTCTTTTCAGTATATGCTAGGTTACTATTAATAGATTGAGAACTTTCCTCATAACTCATTAATGTTCTCATATTCTGCAAGAATAATTGGAGATACATTGGTTTCATTAATTTTATATCTCTCTTTTCTTCGTTTTTCAATACTTCATACTCATAGTTTGAAACTCCAGTTACTGGATTAATGCGCTGATTAACACCCGTGTATTTTTTTGATGATGCTCCACCACCACCAAGATCTGGATCAGTGATGTAAAAATTAGTTGCAGAAGCGTCAAAAGGTGTTCTAATCGTAAAGTCTTCATCAACTTTTTGACCTCCTGGTAAGATCAATCTTCCTTTATTGTCTTTCACTTCAAGAGTTTCATGATGATGAACTGAATTCAATTCAGTTACACCATATTTGTTTTCTGAGTAACGGTACAAATCATAATTACTTAGAGGCCACTCATCCTTAATATTCGTTATACCAGAAGTTAATACAACAATCCAATCTAAATCGGCAGAACCGTACCATATCTCTGCAACATTATCTGGTCTTTGTCCGTCAATAATTGTATAGTTAGTGAAAAAATTAATCTTATCCTCAATCCAATCTTGAATTTTTACTTTACGGAATATATTTTTAATTGCAACATATTCCCTTGATGAAATCTTATGAGAAAGATTAGATTGATAAAGTATGTTTGGTAATTCTCTGAAGTAACTCATTAGTATCCTACACCTCCGATAGCGCCCATTGCCTCATCTGGATTAGCATATGGACCAACAAAACTTTCTCCTCCATCATAATCCTCAGCATAGATTGGATTAATTTCTTTAAACGTTAATTGCATTCTCATATGAACTGGTGTTCCATCTGAGTAAGTTGCATAAGTTCCTGATGCCGTGTAATTTACCGAAATATCTTCTAAGACGCAAACTTTAAATGAATTCAAAAATGGATGTTCTTGATTACCAGTCAAGTATTGTAACTGAAATAATTTTGGAGATGATACAAATAAAGCACTAGAACCTTTTCTTGATGGTGATGCCGATCTCTTTAGAACTCTTATGATATCCTTCACTACACCAGCTTCTATATAATCCCTTGGTGCAAAGTCGAATATAAATGGAAATGTTCTTAACTTAACACCACTGAATAGTAATTCAAGATTTTGTTGAAAAATTTGACCTGTTGCTCTTGAAATCAATGCTTGTGGACTTACATTTGCACCAAATGCATTGACCGCTGAAGCAGCAAAAACATTTTGAATTGCAGTTTTAGTTGCATCATCGATACCTTTAAGATCAGTTGTTATTAATTCAGATAAGTATTGATTATTTGTTTTATTATCTCCACTTGCCGTGTCTAACGCTTCTTTGGTTAAATTCAATCCAAGAGCTTGTGCTGGATTCAATTCACTTGCAGCATATGCTGCACCAATGTTATCTGATATTTGCTGTGGAATAGGAAGAAAGATATCGGCGATCCTAACTTTTTTATCTGCTGGTAATCGATCATCTCCTGTTGCATCACTACCATCAGCATTTATACTATTCCAAACATCATTTAGACCACGTATCTTTGCTAATTGAGTAATATCTACACCATTTGGGTTTCCATTGTCATCTTTTGTTACTACATTAGGTACTCCAAATCCAGTTATATCTTTACCTCTTATATTTTCAAATATCTGAATCCTCAAGCAATCTGAACTATTATCAATTGCTTTCAAGGGATATCTAAAAATTGTGTTATCTACACCTACACTACCATCTTTAACAACACTCGCATTACTACCACCCTGCTTTTCCTGAGCGTTGGCAATCTTCTTTGCCCTTTCTGCAGCTTTGCGTGCCTGAAATTCCTTAAATTTTGCTTTTTGTTTCTCCCTAAGACTCATTCCTAGGTAAGGATCTCTTGCCATTATACGAAGTTTTTAAGTATTTAGACACCAATAGTGAAATCTCTTATAGGTAACATCATAACGTCTCTAAGTTCTGATGGATATATTTCATAAATGCCATCTGAAACAACTTCGCTTGCCAAATAATTCCTTATTGATTGACCTCTACCTAACCAGTGAAAGTTTTGACCTATCCAACCTTTATCAGATACATTACGAATCTGAACGACTGGATTTCTATCGTATCTTAATCCAGGTGTAATCGCAACATATCGATAAACATAGTATTTTCCTGGTATGGGAGCATCAGATTTTTCTAAAACTTCTAACAACTGACTCATTATGATATCAGGATCTCTAACACCAATCAATCTGTTAGTTACTGTACGTATTCTATTTCTATTTTCATCGGTGTCTGTGGGTCTCTGAGCTGCCTCTGCTGCTGCTTTTGCTGCTCTGAGTTCTCTAAGTTTTCTTTGTTGTGACTGTAAGAGTGTTTCTCTCTTTTTACGTGCCATTACTTGATACCTAGTTCTTTCTCAGTCATTACTTTGAACTCCCACATTCTGTCTTTACAATATTCTTTTGCTGCTTTCCATTTTGCTTGATTCTTTGCATACTCAAATGCTTCACTCAAATATTTTTTAGTTTGCCTTTTTGGTTTTGGTGGAGGGGAACACTGCCTTAATGGTTTAACCTCAATCAACGAGGATCTTATCATTCCATTGACATCCTTGTATTTAATAAAAAAGTCGGGGAAATATCGATGCACTTTATTGTCAACAGGGGAACGATATGGTATACAAAACTCTTCTGATTGCCACTCTAAAACATTTTGATTTTTATCACAGTAAACCATAAACTTACGTTCCCAGAGAGAACGATACACTATATTTGTAGGGTCACCCTTATATTTCTTAGGATAAGAAGGTTTGTATTTTCCCTTATATGACATCTAAATAACTAAACAATCAATATAAAATATTTAGAGTGCCTAGACCGTTTCCTAAAAGAATATCTCAAATACAACCAATCCTTGGGAATGTTGCACTAACGTCTCATTATATGGTGGAATTTGGCATACATCAAAAAACCCTTAGAGATTATTTGAGAGATAGGGGAATGGATAGCAGATATGTTACTGAAACCATGGGTCTGCTCTGTAGTAGAGCACAACTTCCTGGTAGTGGTCTTGCTACAGCAGATATTGTAGGAAACTATCAAGGTGTCAGTGAGAAGATGGCACATTCTAGAATTTTTACTAGAATGTCAATGGAGTTCTATGTTGATAATTCATATAGAAGTTTGAAATTTTTAGAACATTGGATGGAATACATTGCTAGTGGGTCAACCACTGGTAGAGATAGAGTAAGTTACAATAATGAAAATTATTACTACAGAATGAGATATCCTTCAGAGTATAAGTCTGATGAAACTAGGATTACTAAATTTGAAAAAGATTACAAGAGATATGTTGAGTATAGATTCTGGGGATTATTCCCAATTTCATTAGACTCTACCACTGTTTCTTATGAAGGTTCAAATATATTGAAAGCAACAGCACAGTTTCATTTTGATAGATATGTCTCAGGACAATCTAGATCTATAAACATTTTCAATAGAACTGACAATGATAGAGATTCATCACCTTCAGGGACTGGAAATGGTGGTCTGGGGGACACAAGAGGGGGTAGTACAAGTGGTGCTACAACTGCGGATGGAACATTATCATTCGGTAATAGATTTAATAGCATTTTAAATTCGGATCTTGTTTCGCAATTACCAAAATCATTGTTTAATACCACATTATCTAATAATCAAGTTGAAAAGGGTTATATTGGTGATAGAATTATTTAAAGTCATCTAAATAATTTTACTGATGTGCATAAATCGTAATGCCTTTACCCAAAATTGTTACGCCAACATATGAGTTGGTAATTCCCTCTTCAAAGAAAAAAGTAAAGTATAGACCATTCTTGGTAAAAGAGGAGAAAGTTTTAATACTTGCGATGGAAAGTCAAGATCCATCTCAGATTGCCAATGCCGTAAAAGATGTTATTAAATCTTGTGTATTGACAAGAGGTATTAAAGTAGAAGATCTATCTACATTTGATATTGAATATTTGTTTCTCAACATTCGTGGTAAATCTGTCGGAGAGGAAGTTGAAGTTCTTGTAACATGTCCTGATGATGGAGAAACTAAAGTGCCTGTAAGTATTGAACTTGATTCAATTCACGTTCAATTTGATGAATCTCATTCAAGAGATATTCGTCTGGATGATACTCTCACTATGCGAATGAAATATCCATCAATGAATGAATTTGTTAAAAATAACTTTAGTGCCAGTGAGGTCAATCTTGAAGAGACATTCAATGTTATAATGTCCTCTATCGAACAGATTTACAATGAGGAAGAATCTTGGACCACAAAAGATTGTACTCAAAAAGAATTACGTGAATTTGTTGAAGGTCTGAGTTCTAAACAGTTCAAAGAGATTGAGAACTTTTTTGCTACGATGCCAAAGTTATCTCACACAATTAATATTAAAAATCCAAATACTGGTGTTGAAAATAGTATTGTTCTTGAGGGATTAGCAAGTTTTTTCGGGTGAGTATGGCTCATACCGATCTTGAGTCATACTTCAAAATCAATTTTGCTTTGATGCAGCATCATAAATATAGCTTAACAGAGTTAGAAAACATGATTCCTTGGGAGAAAGAAGTTTACGTCGCTCTCCTCAAGCAATATATTGAAGAAGAAAATCTAAAGGCACAACAGAATGGCTGAAGAAAGGTCACAAGTAACAACAGGATCTCCTGTAACAGGAGGACAGACTTCTTTAGCTCAGGATGAAATAACGACTTCACTTTTAAATAGAAATTCACTTCAATTAACAAATCTATCCAGAACAGTTACGAATTTAAGCGGTCAAATGACTGTCTTATCCAATTCGTTACAATCTGTTGGAAGGAACTTAGCAACAACACAAAGTTTAGAAAGACAAAAAGAACAGCAAGAACAATCATTAGAAAATAAATTAGCACAACAACAGCTCAGAGAAGGAAAAGAGTCTGTTATTGAAAAGAAAATTCAAGCATCTGCTATTGCTCCAGCACAAAAATTATCAGGTCAAGCACAATTCACTTTAGGTAGACTACAAAGTTTCTTTGTTACTTTACTTGGTGGGTGGTTAGTTGATAAGGGAATTGATACAATCAATGCGCTTGCATCTGGAAATAGGGAAGAGTTAGAAAAAATTAAAGTGCAGACCCTTACAGGTCTTGGTGTAATAACTGGTATATTTGTAGCAGCAAAACTTGTCATCGCTAAAATGATTGCAAGTTTTAGTTTGCTTGGTATAGGTCTAACAGGTCTTGCAATCGCTGGTTTATTCACAACACCAGGACAACAACTTCTTCAATTTCTGATAGATTCTGGAGCGAATGCACTTAAAGGAACTCAAGATTGGTGGAATAATACTTTTGGTGGAGGTAATAAATCGCCAAATGAAAATCTAAACTTACCTGATGATGATACTGATAGTGTCAAGAGACCCGATCTTAATATTGACGATATCAGTGATACCGATGATACCCCCATGAAAGAGGGTGGATTAGTTGTGGGTAAATCACATTCTGAGGGTGGTGAAGATAAAAATCTTGAAGGCGGAGAATATGTTATTAGAAAACCTGCTGTTGAAGCTTTTGGCACTGAATTGATGGATACAATCAATTCTATTGATGTACGAGGAGCGCAGCAAGCTTTAATGGATCAATTTGGATTAGTGGATAGAGTGAATGAAGTTGGTGCCGATCAGGCATTGCAAGAGTTTAATATGTTTAAGATGAGGCAACAACTAAACATGTTGGCACCTTATGCAGATATTGAACGACAAATCACAGAGAATGGTGAGAGAGTCACTAAATCTGTATCTGCAATGATACAAAATGGTGAGATTGTAAAACAAAAACCTGATGTTAGTAGTGGTAATGTAGAATTGCCCGAAAATCTTCAAACAATCAGTGCAGATTATACAAATGATAGGACAAATACTAATGTTGATAGATCTCTAGATGCAACTTTAGCGAGAGAAGATGCACTATTAAATCTTGCATTAGAAAAAAATAATGAAGCGGAAATATCACCTGTCCCAAAAAAAGAAACTAGTGTTTCGGATGTTATATCTCAATCAACAGATACTTCTGCTCCTATAGTCATTATGTCTAATGACTCAAAATCTGCTGCTCCTCCTCAGCAAGCTCCTGTATCTCAAGGATCTGTTGGTGGTGTTCCATCATTCCCCAGTAATAATAATAGTGACATGTATATCTTAACAACCCTTTCACTTCTTAACGTTGTTGTCTGATGTCAATACAAAATACACTTTTACAAAATAGTATAAGTCTAGGAAAAATATCTAAATCTTTTGAATCTTTTGGAAAAGGTTTGGCAAGTGCTACTCAAACATCTGTTAGTATTACTAAAAATTTAGATCAAAGCAATAGAAAAAAAGAACAAGCAATACTCAGAAAAAGAGAAATATTTGATACAAGAAGAGAGGCAGTAGAACGTAAAGAGAGAGAATCTGTCATAGAAGCAGGTCAAGTTACCAGTCTCTCTTCTAATGCTTTTAGAACCATAACAGGAAGCACCAAAGGATTTTTAGGAAGAGTAATGGATTTTGTAGGGACCATCCTTGTTGGTTGGTTAGTGACTAATCTTCCTACAATTATAAAAAATGCACGGAAATTAATTGCAAGAATTCAAAAAGCAACATCATATCTGAATGACTGGTTTAATGGAATTGGAGAATTTTTTGGATCATTTAATCAAGAATTAAACGCAACAACTAAATCAATCACTGGAGCATCTTTATTTGAAATGTCTCCCGAAAAAAGATTATTTGATGAAAATGCTACAAAAGTTGAAACTGGATTGACTAGAGTAAAAGCAGATTATAACAAGTTTGCAGAAACCTTCAAAAATTTTGATATTGTTAAAGAAATCAAAAAAATATTAGGTATTCAGGATGATAAAGGGAAGAATGGTGATAACTCCGGTAGGAATAAAACAACGGGTTCAAGTGGTGGTGGAGGAGGAGCACCAGAAACAATAAAAGGTTCATACGGCAAAGTTCTTAATGCAACAGAATTAACAAAGTTGGCAAGAAGTGTTGGTATGCCTGAGGACAAAATTCCAACAATGGTTGCTATTGCACTATCAGAATCTGGGGGAGATTCTTCAATCGATACAATAAAATCTGGATTGTATGATCGTAATGGTGAAACATCATATGGATTATGGCAGATCAATATGACAGGTAAGTTAAGACCAGAGAGATTAAAACAATTTGGAATCAGTAGTGTAGATGATCTTTATGATCCAGTAACCAATGCCAAGGCAGCACTTAATATACTGAATAGTCAAGGTTTGAATGCATGGTCGGTTTATAAAAGTGGAAAAGGACCGTATCTTGATAATTTACCTGCCGCAAAGGATGCATATGAATCACTGAAACCAAATAAAACAAATAATAATACAAACCCTCAACCCCAATCCATACCAGTAGATCCCTATACACCACCTGAACCAATTAAAAAAGTAGAGGAACCTATTGGAGATGCTCTAGATTCAATAACAGATATTCCAGATCCAATACCTGGTGCCAGTAATGATGAAAATTTATCATCAAATTCAAATCCTAGTACTTCAGATTTGATTTCTAAACCACCATCAAAAGATATAGCACAAACACTCAATAAACCGAAAAAACAACCACAAATTATTGACGCTGGTGGTGGGAATTCAACACCTCCTACACCTGCTCCTATGATAGCATCCTCTGGAGGTGGTTCAAAAATAAATATAACCACCTCAAACACTGGGTTAAATATATCAGATATACTTCTTCACGAATTAGCGCAAGTATAAATGGCAGTTCCAACAGCTTCAGATAGATCTCCTTATGAAGAGATATTAATCGAATCTACACTTGGAGATACCTCTGTAGATTTGAGATTAGGCGTTCAGTCATTGGATTACTATGAAAATTTATTTTCACCAACTGTAACTGCAAAAGTAGTAGTAAGCAATACTGGTAATACGGTTAATGGAACTACTGTCAACCAAGGTTTACCTTTAAGAGGTGGGGAAAGAATCTCAATAAGAATCGGTGCAAATAGTGACAAAAATATTCCTCTAGATTTTTCAAAAGAAGGAGATCAACTCTACGTTTCTAGCATTACAAATGTCATTACAACAGAGACTGCAGAAACTTTTGTTCTTAATTTATGTTCTAGAGAGGCAATTACAAATGAAACGTCTAGAATTCCTATAAAATTTCCAACCTCTCTGCCGATTTCATCTTCAGTAGAAAAGATTATCAAAGAGTACTTAGCACATAAAAAACCTGTTGATATTGATAAAACCATGAATAAGTATGGTTTTATTGGAAATATGAAAAAACCATTTACTATTTTGACATGGTTGGCATCAAAAGGTGTTCCTGAGATGAGTGGTGATGGAACAGCAGGATATTTCTTTTACCAAACTAAAGAGGGTTATCATTTTAAATCAATTGATAAGTTAATCGGACAATCGCCTGCTGCAAAATATTTTTTTACAGAAGCTATAAGTAAAGATCATGATGAAGACAGGCAAATTATATCATATACTACAACACAAAATAACGACATACTGAAGAAACTAAGATTAGGAACATTCTCATCACAGAGAGCATTTTTTAATCCACTTAATTTTTCTTTTACACATCCAGAGAAAGGTAAATTTACTCTCAAAGATTATGTAAACGATTCAAATAATTTGGGGCAAAAACTAAATCTTCCTTCTTTAAAAGATAGTGATAAAACTCTTGGTGACATTCCCTCAAGATTAATAACAGGTATCGTTGATCTCGGAACCTTAGAGGAAGGAGTTTCTACAGACGAAAATGCAAATCCACTTTATTATCAATCTCAAGCATTAATGAGATATAACTTACTTTTTACTCAATCTATTTCTGCAACATTACCTTTAAATTCTAAACTTAAAGTTGGTGATTTGATAGAATGTGATTTCCCTTCAACGACTACAAGTAAGAAGAAACAATATGATGATATTCAGCAAAGTGGACTATATATGATAGCAGAACTTTGTCATCATTATGATAGAGAAGGATCTTACACTTCGGTGAAGCTTGTAAGAGATACCTTTGGTAAGTATGGAGTAAACAATAAAAAGTAATGATAGAAGAATCTCTATTTAAAACAAATTACTTAGGAAGAGACGGATTCAGATGGTGGGTCGGTCAGGTAGCACCTAATGGAGAATATACAGAGGAGCAATCAAACGGTGGCGGTTGGGGTAATCGTGTAAAAGTTCGTATCCTTGGATATCATCCTTACAGCGTGGTAGAACTTCCTAATAAAGATTTACCTTGGGCGCAGTGTCTCCTTAGCACAACTGCTGGATCAGGCGCTAGAAATCAGGCAACTTCTGTGAAAGTTGCACCTGGTGATACTGTATTTGGGTTTTTTCTTGATGGTGATAACGCACAGGTGCCTGTAATTATAGGATTATTTGGAAGAACAAGTCAAGTTCCATCTAATGAATTTTTAAGTCCATTTGTTCCATTTACTGGTAAAACTGATAGGATAAAAAATGATGGTTCTAAGATTGCTGCGAGTGAGTCAAACGAGCAAAATTCAAGTAGTCAACCATCACCAGTTTCTGTAGATAAAAAGACCGCTGATAAAATAAATGCAGAAACAAATCCAGAAAATGATCCAAGAAAAAAGGTAAATCCTTCTTCAAATGTTATAGGACAAAAAGTTACCGTAGCATCTACTGATAAGGAAAGTGCAGTTCAAAAAATCAAAAATGAAACAGAAAATTTTGTATCTAGGATAACAGAATTAACTGATGGAATCCAAGGTGCTATAACTGGTGCTATTGAATCTATTGATGGAGTAAAGCAGAAAATTTTTGAAGAAATTGATATGGCAACAGCATCCATGCAGAGGAGTGCCACTCGCATGGTTCAAGATATGACAACAAATCTATCTAACGCGATGGTGCCTGTTTTAAATGGTGGTCTACAGGTTTTATATGATACAACATATGCAATAGTTCTTGCGGCAACAGGAAATCCTATCGCTGCAGATAAAGCAGGAACTTTAGCACAAGCATTGTTTATTGCACCTGTTAAAAAATTATCTGATGAGATACCTTGTATAGCAAATAATGTTATCAACGGTCTTGGTGACATGATTAAAGGTGTACTGCAAAGTGTTGCAGATAATGTCACCAATTTTGTTTCATGTATCGGAGACCAAGTGATTGGTTCATTAATGAATCATATAATTGGAGGAGTTACTAAATTCTTACAACCATTAATGGGTGGATTGGATAAAATTTTGATGGGATTCAGTCCTCTTAACTTTTTAAGAAGCACTGCTGATGCTATTTTGGGATTAGGTGATAAATTAGGATGTAACGAAATAGCACCAGAGTTTGATTTAGCTTCTAATGAATGGGTAATTGGTAAGGGAACAACAGATAAAGTTGGAGTACCAGTTCAAGATATTTTAGAGACAGCAAATGCGGCAATGACTCTTGGAGAAAGTGCAATTAATGTCGTACAGGACATTGCTGCAGCAACAGGATCTCTTGGAGTATTTGATTTTGCTAATCCTAGCGTCTCTGTTCCTGGATTCAAAAGTCCTCTTGGAGAATGTTTTGCTGGTCCACCAGAACTTGGTGGATGCGGTGGAACAAAAGTTAAAATCTTTGGTGGCGGTATCAATGGAGTCGGTGGTGTTGCTAAAGCAATCCTTCAACTTTCAGATGCTGGCAGAGGTGTTACTGGTAGTTTAATTGGTGTTGATTTAGTCAATGGCGGTGGAGGATACACATTCCCACCATTTGTCGAAATCGTTGATGAATGTAAAAAGGGATATGGTGCCACTGCTAGAGCTGTAATTGATTATGATCCAGACTCACCAACATATCAAGAAATAACTGATATTTACGTCGAATCTCCAGGAACTGGTTACACTCCTAGTGATGATGAGGATGATTATATTGAAGATGAAGAGAATGGTCCATTAATTACTGATGGTGGTAAGGATTATGATCCTGATGATGATAAAGTTAAGGATAACAATGGTAATGAATTTGATATAACAACAGATGATAGGGGAAGAATAACTAAATTGCAGAAGAAACCAAATGATGATGAGGATGTTGAAGGTATCGAACGTCCATCAATCGCAGATGCAGTTGAGTATTTCATTACCTCCAAAAAAGGATCTGGTGCTATCATACGTCCAAGACTTCTTGTAAGACCTAAGCAACCTCAAGGTGAGGTAAAGGTAGTTGTCGATTGTATTTCGCAAGATAATCAACTTGTTGGATACGTTGATGGTAAAGAATATTACGGACCATATCATATTCATCCATCAAATGGCAGAAAAATGGTTGGTGTCACTCATTCTTCTGTTCCACACAAATACATCTATAATAATAGGGAAGATAGTCTTGGATCACCATATACCATATCGACTAGTGGTGAAGTAAGCACAGATACTCCAACCGCCACACCATCACCAACTCCTACTCCTACTCCTGCTCCAGAACCAACTCCTGCTCCAGAACCAACTCCAACTCCAGCACCAACCCCCACCACACAACAGACGAGTGGAAGTGGTGGCGCTGGCGGATCTTCCCCAACACCTTCACCTACTCCTCCACCATCACCACCAACTCCTCCTCCATCCTCTGGCGGTGGTGGTTATGGTGGTGGATACTAAATATCTGAAAGGAGGTATATAAGTGGGATTACCAAATTTCGAGAGAAGACAATATCAATCTTTTGGTCCAAATTTTAGAATTGACACTGGAAATCCTACTATGGGATTCAATGGTTCTAGTGTCTATGATTTTTATGCAAATAATGATAATGGTGATGTATCTTTAATGGGAATGTGTCAGGGTGGCATTTACCATTTTTATAATGACAGGACGATTGAAATTATTGGCGGACAAAAAAATGATAGAGGTAGTGTTGATGTCTGCATCACAGGGATGAAGGGCAGCGTTGTCATCAGCGCAATGGAGAATGGTGATGTCAGAGTATCGGGTAAGGATATTATATTTGATGCTAAAAATAATATTAAATTTAAGTGTGGTGAGAATTTTACAGTAGATGCTGGTAATAAAGTTGATATTAAATCTAAAGAAGCATATCTTGAAGCTCCTCACTCTTATGGACCTGATTGTATAGCAACCGAATTTAATGCCAATTCTTTCCTAGGACAAGTTTATTCGGGTCTTGCTGCAGAAGGTATTGCCAGAGCAGCTATCACTGCAGCAGGAGGACCAGGTTTGGTTGGTGTTGAAGGAGTCGTAAGCACAGCAGTTAAGGCACTATCATAATGGATAACAAAGTATTTTTCGATTCTACATTTTTTGCTCCTGCATCTTTTTA